ATGCCCAGCAGGGCAACGGTCCCCTTCCGCTTCAGGTCCTCCCCGGACTCGCGCCACTGGCGGAGGTGTTGGAAGTCTCGTTGCATGGCGAGCGGGTCCGAGGTATCCACCCCGAGCTGAATCAGGGTCTGCTTCACGGCTTCGGCCACCACGCTGTTCAGCTCCGCGTGAGACATGGCGACCTTCTCCGCCGCGCGGTCCGCGGCGTTTTCAACGGCCTGGGTCGCCGCCCGAGTCGCCGCGCTGACGGCGATCTGTTCAACCTGCTCCGGCGTCAAGGGCATGGTCGGGTCCTCCTTATTGTCAAAGGTGTTCGTTGGCAACTATTCTACCGGCCAAGGAACAACTTGGCAAATTTTAGATCGCCACGCCCGCGGACCAGCCCGCCGCCTTGAAGGCTGACAGCTTCTCCTCATCTTCGATGTAGGCGACCCAACCCAACCGCGGGGCCGCGAACACCCAGAGGCTCGCCGTTGCGTCCCAGACCGCGACCTGGTTGTCATAGCCCTGCCACAGGCCGGTCGCCGCCGCTCCGACAATGTAGGTGTCGCCCGCCGCCGGAGTCGCCGGGGGCGCAGTCAGGTCCCGGTCCTTCACGGACAGGTGGAAGCCGAAGCGGCCCATGCGCAGCAGGTTCGCGTCCATGCCCGCGTTCCAGCCGTTCTCGCCGTAGTCCCAACCATACACGAGGCCGGAGCGGTTTTCAGTTTTCGATGCCATGTTGTTCTCCTGTTACGGGTTCCGAGGGACCAAGCCCGGGATCACCTCGAACTCGATCATTGGGTCAAGATAAAGGATGCGGTCAGGAAGGTCAAACAGCGTTCCGTCCTTCTTGCGCAGGGGCTTCAGCGCCCCGGTCGTTGCGTTGTCCAGCAGCCGCTGCTTCACGGCCTGGACCTGGGCGCGGGTCGTCAGCCGCTTGTAGCCCTGGAGCATACAGGCGACCACCCCCGCCACCATCGGTGTCGCGTAGCTGGTCCCGGAGCCGGTCCGATAGCCTCCGCCCGCGGAGGCCCGGTTGACGCTCATCGTGACCTGGGCCGGGGCGGGGATGTCCACGTCAGTCGGGCTGAAGTTCGTCCCGAACTCGCCCGTGGTCGTGCTGGGGGTGTAGTACGCGGTGTCATTCATCTGGAGCCCGCCGCACACGATGGTGTCCGGGTCTGACTCCGCCGGGCGGATCACGGAGGCCGTGATGTCGGTCGCCTCGTTGCCCGCGGGATAGCAGCAGACGATCCCCGCGTTGATGAGGTCCGTCACCGCGGCGTCGATTGTGCTAGTGAAGCCGGACCAGCTCATGAACATCACCGCCGGGCGGTCATCGTCCGCTTGGGCGTTGTACTGGGACAAGATCGCGCCCATGGCGGCGACCGCGTTGCTCACGCCTGCTCCCGAGTTGGCGTTGTAGAACTTCATGGAGTGTCCGCGGGCTTCGCGGGCGATCCCGACCGTGCGCCCGAGGGCGAGCCCCAGGCAGTGCGAACCGTGACCGGAGCCGTCCAACTCCGCGACCGCGAAGCTGGTGGATTGGTGCCAGTATTGGTTCACGCGGCCCCCGAACTCCGGGTGCGTGTACTCCACGCCCGAGTCGATGATGAAGATGTCCACACCGGCCCCGGTCCGCTTCGCGTCGAAGGTCGAAGTGCGGGGGAAGGCCCGGGAGGGTGCCCAAGGATCGCGGCGACGGATACAGCGGGCCGCGGCCCAGCCCCCCGTCCCCATCATGTCCGCGGTCAGGCTCACGTTCTGGGTCGCCGCCGGGGTCAGCTCCGCTTCTCCGTCATCCCACGCCTCCACGGCGGGGTGGTGAGCAAACGGGAACCCGACCGGCGAGACGCCCGGAAGCCGGAAGTGGCGGGGGAGGCCCGGGAAGGGCAAGGGGTTCATCCCAGCCGCCCGGGCGTCCGCCAGGAACTCCTCCGCGAGGTCCGGCGACTTCAATACAACGATGACTTCAGCCATGATCGCCTCCTCAAGCCGTCGCCTGGACCACTTCAATGGCGAACCAGGACACCCCGTCAGCCACGTTGATCGCGTTCAGGGACGTTGCCGTGGTGTTGACACGCAACTCGAAGTAGTCGCCCGCAACCACGGGTATGGCGGGACCCATTGGCAGAAAGTAGAAGTTGTCTGGGTATCCGGTAGAGCCGTGACGGACGTTCATGGCCTGCTGACCGACAAAGTTGCTTGCCCCGTTCTTGTAGATATTCATGAACACGGAATGAGCAAGGGCGTTATCAGGCAGCGTGATCTGTCCTCCCAAGCGGACTTTCTGAACACCCGCAGGAATGGTGAGGCGAGTGGTGGCCCCGGCGTTCCAAAAGCCGTCCGTGTCGTATTCCGCAGCCTGCCAAGGAACCAGCAACGGAAAAGTGACCCCGGTGAGGTCCGAGGTCCGTTTCACCAGCGCCCCGCGGAACGGGGCGGCGAGCCCCTGGCCCACGTTCAGGCCCACGAAGGCGGCAGCGATTTCGTCCAGGGTCGCCTTGCGGCTGTTACCTGACTGGACCAGGTGAATGAGTTCATCGCCGGTGATCGCTCCGGCGGCGACAAGGTCTGCGATAGTCTTGTTGGCCATGGTTCTTCCTCTCAGAGTACAAGCAAGTCAGAGCCGCTTTGGGCGTCTCCTGACAAAAGTAGGTTGTTGTTCAGTCCGACCTCCAGCTCATCCACGCTCAACATGAGCTTGGCGAGCCCGGGGGCGTTCCCGTTCGTCACCTGGATTTCGGCCCCTACCTGCTGAAGTCCGGCGAGGAAAGCCGCAACCCTGTAATAATACGTGGTGTTGGGCAGCGCCGTCTCGTCAACATACTCCGTGACGCCCGGCCCGACCGTCGCCAGCGGAGCCGGGAGGGCTTCCGGGTCCATGGGCGAGGTGGAGCGGTAGATGCGGTGCCCGTCCTCGATGCTGTTGGTGTCCGTCCAGCGGATCAATATGCTCATTCAGTCCTCCTTACACCCAGAAAGCCAGGTGGATGTCGCTGCGGCTGTCGTCCGCGTTCGTCACGGACCAACTCCATCCGGTCCCCGAGCTGTATGCCTCATTTGCCGCAGCCTCAACGAACCAAGCCATGTAGCGCATCTGGAGGGTGCGGGGTTCCGTGATCCAGCAACGGGTGGGCCTCATCATCGGGATCATCCGCGCCGGGAAGTTCTCAACGAAGGCTTCCGAAGTTCCCGTGACTTGGTAAAACCAAGAACAGATCGACATAACCAGCGCGGGTTTGTTCGTGTTGGTAAAGGACAAGGCGTTGGTGCCTGGACCGCCGGTGAAGCGAGCCGTGCCCAGGGCCGTCACGTTAATCGGCTTCGAGTCGTGGCGGATCACGGCGACGGACGCGCTCAAGCGGGTCGCGGAGGTCTGAACCAGCGTCACGGTGGTTCCCGGTTCCGAGCCGTCCGCGATCTTCCACATGGCAAACGTCCATTGCGCCGATGCGTTGGGCGAGTTCGCTGGAACAGGGCCTTGCGTCCATCCCGCCGGGACGCTGGTGAAGTCCGAACGGCGAAGCCCGAACAGCACCAAGAGGTCCCCCGCCTTACAATCCGGGAGTTCCAGGCTCAGGGTCGTGCCAAGAACCGCCAGCGTGTATTGCTGCGTGGCGTACAGGAAGCGGGGGACCTCCTCCGCCGCCGCCACGCTGTCCGCCGCCCCGGCCCCGACTTCGGAGCCGTCGAACGGGGCGACATGGTAGTGGTACGTGGTCCCGGCGGTCACGGTCTTGTCTTCATAGACCTCCCGCCCCACGGGCACGGAGGCCAGCGGAGCGGGAAGGGCTCCGGGGTCAATCGGGGCGGTGCCCCGGTAGATGTTGACCCCGTCCTCAACCAGCTTGCGGTCTTTCCAGGTCAGGCGGACCTTGGCCATGTTAAACTCCTCCACCAACCGAGTAAGCGTCAAGGCTTCCCGGTGCGAACATGTTGCCAGCTTCCCCGTTCGTGCCGGACGGCGGCGTGAGCAGCGGCAGTTTCAATTCAGCGGGACGCCAGGAGGCGAGCCCGCCGCGCATCGTGTGGACCTGGGCCACGAGGACCGCGGAGCCCGCCGGGATCGTATGGGCCAGCAGGTCGATTTCGTAACTGGTGACCAGCCCGAGGTCCTGCTGGAAGAACTGTGTCTGGGCTCCTCCAATCGTCTCGCCCAACAACGTCACGCGGTAGGTCGTGCCGTCCTTCGGGGTCACGCTCGCGTCCGTCCACTGGAGCGGAGCCCCGCCCGTCTCCTGGAGTCGGTTGCGGTGCCGCCAGGACAGGGTCGCCGGGTAGGCAATCGTGTCGTTGGGTGTTGCGTCGATGTCGCCGTTGACAGCCAGGTTCGCGGGCCGGTACGGGCGTGCCGCGCGGCCTTCGAGCGTCAGCTGAAGTTCCGAGGCCATAGCCAGGTCCAGCTGGCCCGATCCCGTCACCGTCGCCAGCTTCGCGCGCACCGTCTCGCTGTTCACGTACTCCGTCGCGGAACCCGCGCTGTACTGGTCCCAGAAGTACACCACCGCCCCGGCGGCGTGCTCCGCGGGCACCGTGTCATAGACCGCCCGGCGGACCGTCATGACCCCGTTCGTGAGGCTTTCGACCCACACCAGCTCCTCCCCGATCTGGGCCCAGGACGGAACCGTGACCAGGTCAAGGTCCGCCCCGCCTTGAATGGAGAAGGTCGTGGTGAACCGTCCGATGGCGCTGACCAGCTCCCCGTAGGGGCAGAAGTCCACCAGCCCAACCTCCTCGAAGGTCGTGACGGCGACCGGGGCCGTGAACAGCCGGGAGTTCAAGCTGGATACGTTCGGACGGCCCGCGGCCACGCCCAAGTAGCCCAGGTCAGGCTCCGCGGTGAGGTTCTGGTCCACCGTGGTCTGGCCCTGCTGCTGAACCAGCTCGATGTACGGGACCTCAAACACGATCTGGTCCTGGATCGGAACCGGGGCCGCGTTCGGGTCCTCCCAGGCCGGAGGCTCCGGGGTGATGAAGGCGGTCTGCGGGAGGTCGAACACGTCCTCAGTGCAGGTGATCTTGATACGGTTCGTGCGCCCGTCGCCGTAGGCGATCCCGGTCACGCGCATCACAACCTCGCTGAGGTTGTAGTCCTCCCACGACAGCTTGAACACGTCCCCAATCGTCAGGTCCTTCGCCGTCCGGTCCGCGTACACAGTACAGGTCGCCCGCTGCGAGGACAGGCTGTTCAGGTCGCGCTGGGCAACCCGGGAGGCGATCAGCGGATCAACAAAGCCCGGATATTGGATGGTGGTCCCGATAGTGACCTGCTGCATCTGCTGAAGGGCGATGTCTTGGGCCGTGACGCTTGCATCGTTCCCGGTCGCCACGTTCCAGTAGTTCACCGTGACGGAGTTCGTCAGCTCCCCGAAGGCGGGGCGCGTGAAGTTCTCAATCTTGTCGATGTTGTCCTCATTGAGGTGTAGCAGGGTCGCCTTGTCGTAACCTCCGCGGACCAGCTTCAGCTTGAACAGGCCGGTCTTGCGGTCCACGTACAGCACCGCGTCGATGTGCTTGATGATCTCCCCGATGAAGTCCTCAATTGACGTCTGGCGGTCCCAGAGGATACTGATGCCCATCTGCTCGCGGTGGAGTTGGTCCGCCGCCGCCATGAAGGACTGGTCATCAATCTCCGTGTCCGCGTAGCCCATCCCCCAGTCCGGGTCCGTCAAGCACTCGCGGATGATGTGGGCCGGGTTCATCGCGGAGGAGTCGCCCATCACGGCGAAGAACACGGCGTTGTACAGGGCATTCGAGTCCGCGGAATCCACAACCGGGATGCCGTCCTGCGGGGTGTTGTCGATCAGGGCCGTGTAGGACGTGTCCCCGAGGTCGATGTTCACCGCGAAGATGTCCACGGGGTTTTGGGCGTAGGCTCCGGTGCGGTTGATCAAGTCGCCGTGGTTCGCCACCGCGTCATCCACGGAAGAAGCGGGCTCAGGCGCTCCGTCCGTGATGAAGAACATCGCCCGCCGCCGGGAGTCGGTCGCGGAGGCTTGAAAGAAGCTGTCTGCGGAGACGAAGGCGTTGTTGAAGTTCGTGCCGTCGAACACCGTGGCGATCCCCTCCACGAAGTTCTTGAGGTCAGTGATGTCGGAGTTCTGGACGTTGTAGCGGGTCATGGAGGTCGTGCTGCCGCTCCAACCCACCACGCAGATGTCCACCTGAACCTTCGAGTCAATCCGCAGCGTGTTGATCGCGTCCAGGACCGCCTTCAGCTGGTCCTTGGCGATCCGCATGCGCGATTGTCCGCCCACCATTTCTTCCATCGACCCGGACTTGTCCAGGGCGAAGTAGAACATTTGGCGAATCTTGAAGTTGGAGGCAACCTTGATCTCAGCCTTCGGGTAGTACCACTGAGCCACCCCGTTCTGGCGGAGGTGGATGCGCTGGACTCTGAATGCCCACTTCTTCAGGTACGGGTTCAGGCCGATGTACACCTGGCGGAGGACCGCCCCGACCACGCCCCGATAGGCCGGGACCATCGACCCGAGCTTGCTGACCAGGTAGCTGTTCTGCCCCTGGGCGGGTCCGCCGGGCTCGAAGTCCACCGTGCCCTGAATGCCGCCCTCCCGGCTTTCGCCGCCGAACAGGTCCGGGTTGTTCACGTAGATGGAACCGCTGTTGCGGTCGCCCAACCAGGCGTCCTTCCCGTCCACTCGAATCCGCAGGATGCGATCCACCGGGCCGTGGCACAGGATCATGTGCATGCCCAGGTAGTATTTGTAACCAACGGTGACTTTCTTACTGCTTCCGCCCACGGGTCGCCTCCACTACTTGGAGGGCCATCGGATCGCCGGTGGCCACGAGTTTGTCCGCGGTGATCCCGTCCTTCAGGAACTCCGACCAGTTGAGCCCGTGTCGCTCGAAGAAGGCCCGTGCGCCCCGGGAGCACATCTTGACCGCTCGAACGTCATCCATGCGGATGATCAGCTTGCTATCGTCCGTCATTTCTTGCCGCCCTTCTTCTTGATCGCCACGGTGCGCAAGTCTCCGAACCACACCACGTTCGGGCCGTCGATGTCCCGAGTGCCGAACAGCACCGGGATTTCGCGCCCCTCCTCCGCGGTCGGCACCTTGAACTCCCCGAGGCCCGCGGGCTTCGCGCTCTGCGGCTTGGGCGTCATGGAGTAGCCCACCACGAGGGCTACCACGAACACTGCGATGTACCACCAAACCATGGTCACATCCTCCTTACACGATGGAACTACCATCGAACGGGTTGCGCAGGGGAATCCAGTCAAACCCGCCATAGTTGTTCAAGTTGTTGAAGCGGTTGAGGCACGTGTTCCGCGTCCGGTCGCAGCCCGGGAACAGGCGAACCTTCACCCCGCCGTAGTATTTGCCATATGATAGCCCGTAACCGTCCAGGGCCAAAGCCTTCGCCAGCGAGACGAAGGGCCGGATCAGCGTCAGCTGGCTCCCCGAGTGGGCAACGATGAAGCGCAGGGTGCCGTCCGGGCCTTCGAGCATGCCGGTGGCGAAGTAGCCCGCCGGGAAGGCTGCGGCCTCCGGGACCGTCACCACCGCCCCGTTCACCGCCGTGGGCACCCCATCGACCGCCCAGGCCTCCTTGCTCACCCCGCAGCTGCGCGAGTAGAGCATGTGGCGGCAGCTCCGCTGATAGCGGGCGCGGAGGCCGGGACGGCGGAGGGAGGTGAACACGGACTCGAAGTTGAGCACAATTTCGCTCATGGACGGCTTCAGGCCCGACAAGCGGCCCTTCCAGACAATCCCAATCTCCCCGTCCTCATCCTTCTCGAAGATGGTGAGCCCAACCAACGTCTCCACGAGGTCGTGGAGCCAACGCTTGCCCATCGCGTTGTCCAGGTCCAGCTTCACTTCGATGTTCGCCCGGCTCAATTCGTTCTTCGTCTCCGTCTCCGACCGGCCCAGGGGGATCGGCTCATAAGTCTCGCCCATGTACGTCACCGCGGTGTCCCCGCTGGTGTAGGTCCACACCTCCGACTCCGTGGGCACCGCGCTCAGGATCGCGTTGTACATGGCGTCCGAGTTCGTGGAGGACAGGACCGGGATGCCGTCCCGGGGCGTGTTGTCGAGCAGCCCAAGGTAGGTCGTGTTGTACAGGTCCACGCTCAGGCAGTAGATGTCCACGTCATTGCCGGTCGAAGGCGAGAAGGAACCCGTGCGCCCGATCATGTCCGCGCAGTTGCTCGCTGCGTCCGCCGCGGAGCTGACCGGGTTGGGCTCGCCGTCCGTGATGAAGAAGCAAGACTGGCGGAAGTCCGAAGGCGTGGGCGTCAGGAAGTAGGACCGGGCCTGGACCAACGGCAGGTTGTAGTTGGTCCCGTCGAACACCGTGGCGATGCCGTCCACAAATGCCTTCAGCTCCGCGACCGCCGCCGTGTCCACGGACCGGCGGACGATGGTGCTGATGGAGCCGGAGAAGGCGCAGATGCCGATGTGGACAGTGACGTTCTTCTCGATGCGCTTGCGGTCGATTTCGTCCAGCACCGCCTTCATCTGCTGCTTCGCCACGTCCATCCGGGTCACCCCGGGCGCAACCAACTCCTCCATCGACCCGGACTTGTCCAGGATGAAGTAGAAGTTTTGGTTGCCGTCGAAGGGGTCCCGCAGGCCCACCTCCGTGAATCTGTATAGCTCAACTCGTGTACTCATGGTTGTATCTCCACCGTGTTCACAGTCGATGCGACCACGCTGTTGCCTCGCCAGTTCAGTTCTACCCGATCCGTGTCCAGACGGCGAAGCCCCAAAAAGCTGACCGCGTGGATATTTCCCGCGGCGACGTTCAGGGCGCTGTCCAGCGTCAGCTCAACCGTGGAGGCGTCCCCGGTCTTGAGGGCCGCGCTGTTGATCGTCCGACACAGCCAGGTTCCGCCCGAGGTCAGCACGGCGATGTGGTTGCGGAGCGGGAGCCAATCCAGGAGTCCGTCAGCGGCCTGGACCGGGAGGACGTTGGTCACCGTCCCGGATGCCTTGTGGCGCAGATCGTTCTCAAATGTCGGCTCCCAGTATTGGCGGAAGCGGCCCGCGCGGCGCATCAGCCATTTGCGGTACGCGCGGACCTCCGCCGCTCCTTCGCACAGCACGTGCTTCGGTCGGGTGTCTCGATTGTAGCGCCAAGGCGTGCGGCGCGCAACTTTGCCAAGCGCATAATCGACCTTGTCCACCCGCGTGCCGATTTCGTGGCTCAGAGCCCCGTTTGCGAACAGGCCTGGGGTAAGGTACAGATCAGACCCGAGGAACTGAGCCGGGGTGTCCTCCGCCAGCGCCTGGATGTCCTCGATTTCAAAGCGCAGCTGCGTCTCCGCCTCATAGCCGTTCGAGGTCCGTTCAGGCGATCCTTCGATATGTCCGAGGCGCAGCGGGACCAGGTACGCATTCTGGAAGGCGTCCGTGTACCCGACCAGCGTCAGCTCGCCGGTCGCCACCGTGTCGATTTCGACCACCTGCCACTGCGTCGCGTTCTGGTACAGGAGGGCCAGGGATTGGGCGCGGAGGTCATAGTTGGTCGTGTCGCACAGGATCGTCTGGAGGTTCATCAGAACCGTCCCGAGGTGCTGGGCTTCGGCCCAAAGGGGCACGGCCCACTTCAGACCCAACGCCCCGTACTGGGCAATGAAGGCGGAGGGCTTCACGCTCGCCGTCTCCGGGAGGTTGTACAAGAAGGTCTGGCGCGGATGGTTGCGCAGGCGCAGCCGGTTCTCCGTCCCGTTGAAGCTGGTCATCAGGTCGGTTCGCCACTCCAGCGTCTCCCGAAGCGGCACGCGGGCCGGGATCGGGAGCAGGGCCAATTCCCCGAACAGGTTGGTGATGATCTTCGCCATATCAGCTGCTCACAATAGCCCGGGCGGTGTCGGAGTTCCGCCGCAGGACGTTCATGATCACCTGCTCCCCGTCCGGGGTCGCCAGGTAGTCGCCCATCATCGCCGGGTCCAGCACGTTGATGATCCGGGCGTTCACCTGCGGAGCCGCGGCCCCGCCGCCCTCATACGGGTCGCCCTTCTTGACCTGTTCGGGCCGCGCCACGCTCACCTTCTCGCCCGGGGTCGCCCGGAAGGCAACCATTTGCGAGTCGGGACCGCCCTGACCGCCCACCACGAAGCTGCCGCCGGTCTGGAACCCGAGGTTGGTGCTCATGATCTGGGCGATGTTCGCCGCCGTCGCCACGCCCACCGCCGCCGCGAGGGCGTAGTTGGCCGGAGGCGGAGCGGAGGCCAGGGCCTTCTGAACCGCCAGCACGCCGTCGATGGTCGCCT